GGGTGGTGCTCAATCTGATCCTTCCCGGAGGCGAACGGTAACCTTCTGGTTTCTTTAGTTGAAAAGCAAAAGGGCGGTGTAGTCACACCGCCCTTTTGCTTTTCGGCACCCAGGGCCAACGGGAGAGACGGCGGGGGTAATCCGCAACCAAAAAAAAGGGATCTTTGAACAATCAGTTCAAAGATCCCTTGATGGCATGGTCGGGATGGCGCGATTTGAACGCGCGGTCTCTGCGTCCCGAACGCCCCCAAAGCCGTTTTTAACAATGTGTAACTAAATTTAATTTGCTTTGTTAGCATTTGAAATAAATGAAGATTTTAATGATCACTCGCGCCCGAGTTTTCATTCGGTTTTTATACAATTTGACCTTTTTTTTGCTGGGGGGTAGAAATAAGGTATAAAAAAACCGATGTTAAACACTCGCTGCGTTCCCACGAATTCACTACGCAGAGACCGAGAGGCGCAATGACCAAAAAAAGCAAGATGAAACGGGCGGATAAGAACAATTGGCCCGGCGTTTACTGCTACGAGACAAACCAGAAGGTCAGGGGCAAGCCGGACGTGTGTTTTTATATCACCTACAAGATCGACGGGAAGAAAATCTGGGAAAAGATCGGTCTGAAGTCCGAAGGGTACACGGCCCCTGTTGCGTTTGAGGTACGCTCCAAACGGATCAGGGAAAAGCGCCATTGCGGTGAGGTCAAGACCGCAAAAGAGATCCGGGAAGAGTTCGCCATCAAGAACAGGACCCTGGATTATATCTCTGAAGAATATTTCAAGCAGCGTGGTGGAACAGATCACGCCAAGCGTATTGACCAGGGCCGCTACAACAATCACGTCAAGCAGTTGATCGGCAAGAAGACCATCGGTCAGCTTTGTGTTCTGGACATGAAACGCATTGAGAAGGAAATGAAGGGCATGGCCCCGGCCACCATATGGGGAGCTCTGGAGATCACCCGGCGGATCATCAATTTTGGATTTCGGACAGGCATGTGTCCACGATTGGATTTTGTCATCAAGATGCCCCAGCGCAACAACGAGGTGGTGGAGTACCTGCAACCGGAAGAAGTGGCCCGACTCATGGATGTTCTGGACAACTGGCCGAACAAGCCAGCGGTCCGGATAATAAGAACGGCCATGCTCACCGGCATGAGGCGCGGAGAAATTTTCAAGCTGGAGAAGCGGGACCTTGATTTCATACAGAAGGCTATCACCCTTCGGAATCCCAAGGGTGGAAAGACTGTTTCCATTCCCATGAATCAGGCAGTCAGGGGACTGTTCCAAGAGCAGCTTGCAGACAATAACAAACACTTCCCGGACAGCCCATACGTCTTTCCGGGTATCGACGGAAGACAGAGGAAGCAATGCTCAGCAGCGAAAAGGATCAAAGAGGCAGCCGGGTTGCCCAAGAGCTTCCGAATGTTCCACGGTCTCCGTCATCATTTCGCCGTCACCCTGGCAAACAGCGGCAAGGTATCCTTGGACATGATCGGGGAGCTATTGACGCACAAGTCCATCGACATGACCAGGCGATATGCTCAATTTTTGCCCGACACCAAACGGGAAGCAAGTGACACGGCTACGGAGTTGTTCGAGATACAGAGAACTACAGGCGAGAAGTTTCTTGATAGTGGTCAAAAGGAAAATCCAAGCGTAGGGTAGGTGGGCATGCATATAATAACAAAAGGTGAGATGAAGATACCTGTCCTTGAAGACCAGACGAGTTTTGCCGTTCTGGACTTTGCCGATGTCATTTCAATGATGTTTTATCCACACGAAAAAGATGATAGAGAAGTTTATAGGCACCTTATTATATCAGCAATGCTTGAATCTTGTGATACTTTTAAAGTTAATGATAAATTTATAAAACAAAATGTTGCAAATAGAAAACAAGGATTCGTTGCAGGTTTGGTTCTGTACAACTACATTTCTTTTGGAGTTATGGATAGACTTTCTCAGAATGAAAATTATAGATCAAAAACATCTTTAAGAAAGGCCGTTGCTTTCACTAAAAAAATTAGAAAAAAATTTATTGATTATCCATTCTCTGACGCACAAAAACATTATCAAAAGTTTAGATCCGTATTGCCTCTATGGGGAGCTTTTTCTTTCCTTGTTTCGAGGGACTTAATGCAAAAGCCTTTATGTGACCCATCCTATGAAAATTATATGTTAGAAAATTTTTACCAAGTTCTTATTCTGACAGAAACATTTAAAGAATCATGCATAAAATTAGATATTGTCAGCAAGAAAGATATTTGGGACCCTTTTATAGAGACTGGTTTAAAAATAAAGTATTCTACCGTTAATCCCTCTCACCGACTACAAGTATTTGATTTTTCGAAAGATTTGTCTATCTATAATGATGCACAGGAGGAATATAGGAAAGAAGGTAAATATATGGAATGATACAGGCCCTCTTAGAGGGTTTGCAAAATGTGTGGGGAACCCTTCCCCTCGTTTTTAACCATGGTAAAACGTCGTTGATTGACATCAACGGCGTTTTTTTTGGCCAAATTTTTCATGGGGGGAAACGTGGCAATAGAGAAACATTATCCACCCCGCCAAGCAGCGGAATACCTAGCGGAGAGGGGAGCCCCTTTTTCCGTGGGGACTCTGAATACGTGGCGGCATTACGGCAGAGGCCCGGCGTATAAAAAAATCGCAAACCGGATCTTGTATCCGCAGGCGGCATTGGACCAGTTCATAGAGAGCGTGCCCATGGTCAAGACCGTGGATTCCATAGGTTAGTCGGTGTCGGGGTCGTCAGTGAAAAGATCATTAACGGAGACTTCGAGAACACGGGCAATTTTTTTTAGTGTCCGTAGCGTGCATGTTTCAATTTTTTGGTCCGATCTGGCAAAGAGGATCGTTTTGTTTGCGATACCTGCTTCAGTCATAACTTCTCGAAGTGTTAAACCTTTTTGCTCCATCATTTTTTTGACGTGGCTTTTCATGAGTCCCCCTTTTGTGTTTGGTTTATTTTTTTACACCAAGATGCTTGACATGTATGCATCCCTATTTTAGGTCATGACCTATCAAAGTGATGCAAACAAAAACACCCAAATCAAGGAGGACAAACCTATGAAAGCCGAAGTCGATTGTGAAAAGGAACTGCGGATCATCAAGCCCGGCGGGGACTACGAGCCTTATTTTCTGGTCATATCCACACCGGACCTGGACAACGCCTACATCCCCCAGACGCAGACCACGGCGGCCCACGGTATTGAGGACCTTCTCCAAAAGGTCCGGGAGATCATGGCATGATGACACCGACCAACACTCCACGGGACACCGCCACCCGGACCGGCCAAGGAGCACCCTCTATTATTTTTCGAGTTGCGGGTCATCGCTACGCGGTCTCAGTCCATCAACTGCGGCCGGCACTGGAAAAGGCAACAAAAAAGGCCCGATAGCGCCAACTATCGAGCCAAGAACCTTGAGAGAGGTGGCAACCCCTCCCAACAAACAAAGGAAAATCTATGCAGACACCTAAATTCAAAACATCCATCGGTCAAGCTTTGTGGGAGGTTCATTCCCCCTCATACCCGGACAGGCTTGTTCCGACAGCTTCACTTGCAAGCATACTTCGTTTGTCGAAACCAACCCTTGCAACCATGCGCAGTCGTGGCGGCGGTCCTGAATTTCTTCGGATTCGTGGCCGGGTATTTTACGACTTGGCTACGGCTATACAGTGGATCGAAGAAAATATGGAGGTCCACCAATAATGTCAGGCATGCCTCACGATGTCCCTCAATTGCCCGAAGCCCTGGAAAGCTGGCGCGTTCATTCCAACAGGTTCGTGTCGTGGGCGCTCTTTCATGATGACGAGTTCAAGGGCATGCAAACCAGCCCGGAAGAGTATCATCAGGAACTGAGGGTTATCGCCCAGGGCATGGCCATCTGGAACGGTTCAGGGTCGCTCAAAGATCACCTGATTGACCATGCCCCAGGCGAGCCCTTGCACATTGCCCGGCTCATGGAAGACTTGCCCGTCAAGCCCGGCGCTGAGCTCTTGGCCTGCATGCGGCGTGCTCGTGCCCGGGTGGAGCTTCGGCGTGCTATCATGACCGGCGATTACAGAACCATCCAGGCGGCAACGGATCGGTTCCGGGCGATTGAGGAAAACGTATCTAATCCATGGACAACGGCTCGAGAAGTCTTTCCACGGGTACCCGTACCCTGGGACTTTTTGGCCATCTCCGATTCCATTCAACAGCTAGCCCGGGCGGGGGCGGTCACGTCAGCCCCCCTTCCCGGCGCGGTCCTGGCGATCCTGGCGGGGATCATCGGCAGATCGGCGGACATATCGCCGAAACCTGGATGGAGAGAACCTTACATCCTTTGGCATGCCGACATCAGGGAATCAGGTGACGGGAAGACGCACCCTGCCCGGATGCTCATTCGTTCAATGTACGAGTGGCAGAAGGAAGAGGATGACCGGTACCGACGGGAACAAGTGGCCTATGATGCCCTGTCCAAAAAGGAAAAACAGGGGATTGACCCTCCCACCCCGGCCCGTAGCTATTTCGGCACGGACATTACCCTGGAGGGTCTCCGGTCAGCCCTGGACGGCCACCCTACAGGCGGAATGATCATCTTGTTGGACGAACTGTCTTCCTTCTTCTCCGGTCAGAACCAATACAAAAACGGCAAGGGATCGGATCGGGAATCGTGGCTTTGTCTTCATGATGGCAACCCGGCCCGAGTCATTCGGGCGGGGAAATCCTGCTATATCTACGGGGGGCGGGTTCAACTCTACGGCGGTATCCAACCAGCAGTGCTTCGGCAATCCATCACCGCCAAAAATGGGATCTACATGGACGATGGAACGGTTTTCCGGTTCCTGTTTTCATTCTCACGATCATCCTTTCAGGAATTGACCGGGGAGTCATGGTCCCATGACAATCAAGAACAGTGGACATCCATCCTATCGGCGGCCCGGGAATGGGCAAGTCAGCACGCCGGGGACACCTGGCACATGGCCCTGGACCGGGAGAGCAGAGAATATTTTTTCGAATGGAGAAATGACCTCTATGGTCTCCGAGACTCCTTGCCCCAGGAACTACGGGGATTCATCCCTAAGGCCGTTGGGTATGCCTTACGTCTCACCGGTATCATCCATGCCCTGAATCGTTTCGCCCAGGGACAGGAACCCCTTGCATCGCTTGGCCGGGAAGATCTGGACGCGGGGATTGCCTTTGCTCTCTTTTATTTGGGGCAGACCGTGGACGCTGTTTATTACCTGATAGGGAAGGATCAGGGAAAACCAGCTATCGACATGACAGACACCCGAGTCATTGCCCTGGCCCAGGCCTTGGGCAAGGTCGAGCCGGACGTGGAGGCCGGGCGTGTTTCGGTCGGTCACGTCCACCGTACTTACAATGAATTGGTTTCAGACTCAGAGAAATTCAGGTCATCCCGGGCAGTTGGCGCGTTCCTCAGGTCACTCGGCCTGACCATCCCTCCCCGGCGGTTTTCATGGCGGGGGCAATGCGGAGTCTACTGTTTATCATGGGACGGTTCTGTAAAAAAACTCCTGAAACAATGTTCATGACATCCATAACCTCCATAGGGTCTTTGTTTATGAGGGTTGCCGGGGTTTTTCAAACTCCATGCAAAGTCCATGAACCTCCATGCAAAGTCCATGATTCCGAACAGTCCATGGACTTCATGGATATTGAAAAATCAAAGTCCATGCCCGCTAACCGATGCAGGGTCTAACATAATGGAGATTATGGATGTCATGGACATGTCTTTTCATACAAAACTAAAAAAAAGAGCAAGAGGAGGAGTTATGGGAACAATGAATCAAAAAGAAGCGCCAATCGATTTTTTCGACAAATTACTTTCACCCATCGATGACCTTGCCCAGGCCATGGCCGTGCATGACGATTTGGAGAATGTGGATCAGGTCCTTCGGGCATGTATCGCACTGGCCCGGGAGCACATGCACGCCCTGGCCGATCTTTTGGACGCCGAAGGATATGTGATTCAGTCGGATTCCACATACGGTCTTTATTCAGCCCCCAAAAAACTTGTAAAACAGGAGAAACTTTCATGAATGGAATCACAGAAGTATGGCCGAGCATCACGGTACTCAAGGCGCGGGCAATCAAGGAATCCTTACTCCGGATGGGAGAGCCTGGTCAGGATTCGGACAGTATGAATATGGAACAATCGGCATCGTTGGCCCTGGTAGATTCCATCATTGCGGACGTGGAACAGCTTCACAAAGACATCATGCATGCAGAACGGGAGAGATAGGATGACTCTTGAAACGACGAAGTTTTTGGCAGGACTGACAGAGGCCCAGGCGGATCTTGCAACGGTTGCCCTGGAGTCGATCAAGATGACCGACCAGGACCTTGAAGCGGAAGAGCTGGAGGAGAAGCTGCGGGAACTCAGCGACAAAGTGAGCAAGGCAAACGACTTGATCACGGCCCATACCATTTTTTTTGAACGGGCAATGAGAAAATTCGAGGTTTGAGCATGCAGAATGAACAGCCATCCACCACACGGCCATCGTGCCCACCACCTGCCCCGTTACCAGGCCCGGCGGATCAGTCACCGACCATCGGGAAATTGGCGGCAGCCCTGGCAAAGGCGCAGCTTGGCATGGAGGCGGCCCGGAAGGATGCGCAAAACCCCCACCTGGGGAATCGATATGCCGACCTGACATCTTGTTGGGCGGCATGTCGAAAACCCCTTGGGGAAAATGGCTTGTCCGTTGCGCAGCTCACGAAATCGGTTTCACCCAACGAGGTGAAAATTGTCTCCGTACTTCTGCATGAGTCCGGCGAGTGGATCCGGTCCGAGCTGACCGTTCCGGCAGGCGGGAACAAGGGGGTCAATGCGGCCCAGGCAATGGGAAGCGCGATCAGCTACGGGCGGCGGTATGGTCTTTCTGCCCTGGTCGGGATCTCCACGGACGATGATGACGGCACGGCCTCAAGCGGTCCAGCTACCCAGGCACCACCACCGAGACAACAGCCACCCAGACAGGCCCCCCAGGGACAGCCCCAGGGCGGCGATGTGGCCACCGAAAAACAGGTCAAGGCGATTCATGCGATATGCGGCAAGAAGCAGGTGGACCCTCACGCCTTTGGATCACAGACCCTTGGACGGCAGATCGAGAGCTTGAAAACGATCACCAAGGCCGAGGCCGGACAGATCATCGACGCCTTGAATGGTTCCCCTGCCCCGGGTCCGCAATACCAGGAAAATGAACCCTTTTAGTGGAGAACCGACCATGAGTGAGATTGAAACCCTTCAACAGCGGATCGAGGAGATCCGGCGAAGCGAATTGCCGGAACTCGTGGAACCGTTTCCGGATCAGGTCGGGCGATCATTCAGGATGTCCTTGAACAGACTTTGCACGGACAGTCTGGAACTTCTCAAAGATCACCTGCACAGGAAACAGAACCGGCCCCTGGTCAACCGACGGGCCGAGCGTACCGACGAACAGCTCAAGACCGAGCTGGACAGCCTCAAGGGAGTGAGCACACACGCCGACCGGATAAACCGTTTCGGCCCTGGTCAGGATCGACGGCACGCTCACCTTGCTGGCCGGAAGCGGGAACTTCTGGCCGAGCTCAAGCGGCGGGGGATCGAAGCATGATCAAGCCTATTGCCTGGATCGGCATTGATCCCGGGAAGACCGGCGCGGCAGCCCTCATTCACGACGAGGGGCAGGAGCTTCTTGACTGGCCCGGGAGTCCCGCCCTGGTCGTGGACAGGCTCACCGACTGGAGGTTTGACTACGATGTTCGACTTGCGGCCCTGGAAAGCGTCCATGCCATGCCCAAGCAGGGAGTGACCAGCGTGTTTCACTTCGGGGAGAACTTCGGAACCTGGCAGGGAATCCTTGCAGCCCTTGGAATCCCCTTCCTCATGCCCCGGCCCCGTGAGTGGCAGAGGGGACTTGTCCGACCGAGTGACGGCCCGGACACCAAGAGCAGGTCCCTTGCCGTGGCCCGGCGGTTATTCCCGGATGCACCCTTGACCAGGAAGAAAGACCACAACCGGGCAGATGCCTTGCTCTTGGCCTGGTGGTCACGGAAACAATAGGAGATCCACTATGCTTTTGACGAAGATCAACCAGGCAGAGGCAGAGGCCAAGCGCTTTTTGCAGCGAGTGAAGACCCTCAAGGATTCATGTGGGAACAATGAGTATGCCATTTCATACGGCAACAAGGAGACCGGCGCGGTTCGCCGGGCATCAATGGATCTCACCCGAGCACTTGCAGACATGAGGCAGTCATGAGCAACCTATGGATAAATTGGCGTTTTGGCGTGCGACATTTGCAGATCGGTCCTGACTGGCCATTTGTTACATTCTCCATCAATCCGCATCATGTAGCTAATAAGCCAAAAAAGTTTTTTGAAATTTACTAACTCAGACATGAGGCGGTCATGACCGACGAGTGGACCACCACCCTTAACGGCATCAGGATTGATCAGGTGACGGGTGAAGCACGATTCCAAGGCACCTGGTACCCGAGCTTTACAGATGCGCTGAAAGCCCTGCGGGAGTACGAACGGGCAGCCCTCATTCATGCAGAAGAGGAGATGGACCGGCGGCGGGACGAACAGGAAGACTACAGGACGAATGTCTGACCGCGTGCAGAAAGTTATACTAAACAAGAAATCGTATGCGCAAAATACGCGCAAAAAGATCACGGGTCCTCTCTAGCCGTCATTTTGCAGGGGTCGGCGGCTACCCGATTTTCGCTTATGTAACACGATTTAAACCAAAAGTGACACGATATGCACGAGCGCTACCTACCCAGAGATGAATTGATCAAGGCCTTGTCCCTGAGCCTTTCGTTGTTCCGGAAGCTCAGGCGGGAAGGTGCTCCAGGTCCGAAGGGGCGGGGTCAGTCGGCAGAATGGCCCCTGTTCGCGTGGAGCCAGTGGCTTTTGGATCGACCATTCCGACCGAACCAGAACCGGGCGGCCCTCCAGAAGGCGGCAGAGATCCTTCGAGATCGTGACGGCACCCTCGTTCCGGAAATCATCGAGCCCGTGACCAGGGAGACCGGCAACCAGGAGATCGGCCTGGAGGCGGCCCTGGAACGTCTCCGGCAGGCAGAACAGGCCACCTTTGCCAAGTGGCAAGAGAGCTTCAACGCAAACAGGAAGGAATCCCCGGTTTTCTTCAAGGATTGGCAGACGGCTCTGGATCTCTTGCGCAAGGCCGAAAAAAATTTGACCGACCATCTCACCCAACGGCGTGACCTTCTCCCGGCCCTGGAGGTCAAAACATGGCTGGCCCGGAAGATCGAGGCCACCAAGTCAACCCTTCTGGATATGCCCGGAAAGGTATCACCCGAGCTCGAAGGCCTACCCTGGCCGGAAATACAGAAACGACTGACCGAAGAGGTCCGGGATGCTCTTGGAAAGCTGCAAGACGCTGGATGATTGGTGGTCCGACAATTGGACCCCGCCTGCCTGTTTGAACACCTGGGAGTGGGCCGAGGAACACCTGGAGCTTTCAGCCAGGGCAACAGCCTACCCGGGGAAATATCGGACACGGCACACCCCGTATGTCCGGGGACCCCTGGAAGACTTCCAGGACCCGGCAATCAGGCGGATCACCCTTTGTTTTTCAGCGCAAAGCGCAAAGACCACCACCCTTATGGTCATGCTTGGCTATGCTATCGACCAGGACCCCGGGCCGGTCCTTCTGGTCCAGAGCAGCATGGATGCGGCCCGTTCCTTTTCCAAGAATCGCCTGCAACCCTTGATCGAGGATTGCCCCTGTCTGGCCCGGCACAAGTCCGGCAACAGGTTTGATTTCAACTCCACGGAAATGATTCTGGATCGCCTGTCCCTCTACCTCCAGGGGGCGGGAAGTCCTTCACAACTCGCATCGAGGCCCATTAAATATCTTATGGCCGACGAAGTGGACAAATGGCCGGATCAGTCCAAGCGGGAAGCAGACGCCCTGTCCCTGGCCCTTGAGCGCGTCAAATCCTACCGGTCTCACAAGATCATCCTTGCATCCACCCCGACCATCGAGACGGCCCCGATATGGACGAATTTCAAGGCCGGGTCACAGTGCCGTTTCTATGTCCCGTGCCCCCATTGCGGCAGCCTGTTTGTCATGACGTGGCCCATGATCAAATGGAAGAAGTCCGACCACCTGGAAGAGGTGAAGGGGTCGGTCTATCTCGAATGTCCTCACTGTCAGGGACGGATCACCGAGCGCGACAAGTCAACCCTTCTGTCCAAGGGGTCATGGATCGCAGAAAACGAAGATGCCCCGGCAAATCACCGAAGCTACCACCTGAGCGAACTCTACAGCCCATGGACCAGGTGGGGGGATCTCGTGGGCAAGTTCCTTCTGGCCAAGGCCGAGGCCAAGACCGGCGCGACAGGGAGCCTGCACAACTTCATCAACAGTTCCCTTGCCGAACCCTGGATTGAAGACGAGCACGTCAAGCGGCGGAGCGCTCACGATCTGCAACGGCTATGTGACAAGCGGCAACCCGGCCAGATTCCGGACGATGGAGTTCTTGCTCTGACCATGGGGGCGGACACCCAGGACAACGGTTTTTGGTATGTGGTCCGAGCATGGGGAAGGGATCTTGAATCCTGGTTGATCAGGGAAGGCTTTTGCCCGGACCTGGAGACCTTGCGGACCATTGCCAGTGAATCCCGCTACCAGGACAGCAGGGGGAATCTGTATGCGGTTTCTCGCGTCTTCATCGACTCAGGCGGCCACCGTACCGGGGAAATCTACGAGCTGGCCAGAAGTCATCCCTTGTTCGTACCCATCAAAGGGGAGATCAGACTTGCCGGGCGGCCCTGGTCGGTCTCCGTCCTGGACAGCATCCCCAGGCGAGACGGCAAGAAATACCCCGTGCCCGGCGGTCTCCAGCTCATGCGGTTGGACGTGACGTATTACAAGGATCTTTTGGCAGGGAAACTAAACCTCGAGCCCGGGAGCCCCGGTTTCTTCCATCTTCATGAAGAAGTGAGCGGGGATTACCTGGCCCAGATGACAGCGGAATACAAAGACGAAAAAGGGCACTGGCAATGCCCCAGGCACAAGGCAAATCATTTGTGGGATTGTGAAGTTTACTGTCTGGCAGCGGCAGACATCCAGGGAATCCGATTCATCAACAGGAGCGCGAACCATGAGCAAATCAAGCAGAACCCCCAAAAGAAACGACGACCTTCAACAAAATGGTGGTGACGCCCCCCAGGGCAGACCCCTTTCGGGAATGGATGAGATCGGGGAATATGTCCGGCGATCCTCGGTCACGATTCTTGATTGGATTCGGAATATGGGTTTCCCGGCCTCGAAGATCGGCGGGATCTGGGAGAGCGACACCTTTCTTATAGACAGGTGGAGGCGGGAGCAGATTACAGAACGTGTCAAGCAAAACAACACGAAATCAATGGTAAATTCAGCCTAGATCATCCCTAAATTTAGTAAATTACCAAAAAACCATAAAAGCCATGCTACACCCCGAGAAAACAGGAGTGTATTGCATGGCTTTTACTACTTGGACGGCCCTTCTCACAGAACTGAGAAACGATATGGCATCCGGAATGTGGAGGATGAAGCGCTACCAGATCGGTGACGTTGAAACCGAATACCGGACCTTCTCCGATTTCATGTCCATGTTCCGTGAAGTGGAGCACCGGGCCGAGCTGGAGAGCCAGAGCACAGCGGCCCCCATTGGCCGAGCGTATGCCAGAGGGGGTTCCAGATGGTAGGCAAGGCCATTGACCGCCTCATTGGACTATTCAGCCCCAAGGCCGAGCTTTCCCGCACCCTGGCCCGGCGCATGGTCAAAGGTGAACGGATGTACGCGGCGGCCAAGTCCGGCAGGAAAACCGGCGCATGGTCTCCGGTCGAATCCACGGTCAATGACGAGATCCGGGTTTCCTCCCAGAAGGTCAGGGAACGTGTCCGGCAGCTTGTCCGGGATTTTCCCTATTTCAGCCGTGCAGTGGATCAGCTTGTTTCACTCACCGTGGGGCAGGGAATCAACTTCCAGTCCAAGGCGGATCCGGCGCTTAGATCCCGCATCGAGGACGCATGGAAACGCTGGTCCGAGCAGGCCGACATCACAGGCCGTTTGTCCTTCCCCGATATTTGTCAGCTTGCAGTTCGGCAGGAGTGCGAAAACGGCGAATTTTTCTTTATTCTCAGACAGTCCAAGGACCCCAAGCGCTTCCTGCCCTTTGCATTGCAGGTCATCGAGTCCGACCGCCTCACCGACCTGGGCACATCACCGAACAAACAGAACACCATCGACCAGGGCGTGGAGTACGACCCATCCACCGGGGAAGTGAAATTCTACTGGTTCGAGTCCGACACCAAGCCCCTACGCATCCCGGCGGCCCAGGTGGTCCACGGTTTCAAGATGGTTCGCCCTGGCCAGCTCCGGGGGATCTCACCCTTTGCCCCGGGCGTTCTTTGCGCTCACGACCTGGCCGAATATCTGGACGCCGAGCTCGAGGGCGCGAAAATGGCGGCAAAGTACTTGGCCTTTATTGAGGCCCCGGACATTGCAGCCTACCAGACAGCCCACGGAATCGGAGTGAACCCCGAATCAGGCCAGCGGGAAGATGAGCTGGAAAATGCCGTGCTGGAATATCTCCGGCCCGGTGAAAAGGTGAACCTGGCCAGCCACAACCGGCCCGGGGACAATTTTGAGCCTTTTGTCAAATTGATCCTGCGTATGCTCTCCGTTTCCACCGGCGTTCCCTACGAGCTTCTTTCCGGTGATTACACGGGGATCAATTATTCAACCATGCGCGTATGCCGGAACGACCTTGCCCAGGCCTTGAAGGTGCCCCAGGGACGCATCATCAACCAGCTCTGCAAGCCGGTTTTTCATGAGGTCATGAATCAGGCCGTTTTGACAAACAAGCTCCAGATCCCCGGATATTGGGATGATCCCAGAAGGTTTCAGGCCTGCAAATGGATTGTCCCAGGCATGGAGCCCATCGACCCCTTGAAGGAATCCAAGGCCCACGTTGACCAGCTCGACAGCCTGCTCAGGTCTCCCCGAGATAGCAGCGGCCCGGGGGCGGGACTACGAAGAAATCTTGGACGAGATCCAGCAGGCCGAAGAAATGGCCAAAAAGCGCGGTCTCTCACGCGGGGAAGTCAACACGGCCCTGGCCAGCAACCCGGCAACCATCGAGGATGAATAATGCCAAAGATCACAACCCGAAAGATGCCATTGACCGGGAAGGCCCCGGCCACCCTGGATGAAGAGTCCCGGACCGTTGAAGCGGTCATGACCACCGAGACCCCTGTCAGGGTTTTTGATTGGGACCACGGGGTCATCGATGAAGTCCTTCTCATGAAGGGGGCGACATACCCGGATCAGGTCCCTTTGCTCGACAATCACAACAGGTGGGACGGCGTGGAAAAGGTCCTTGGTTCCGTCTCCGACATCAGATTGGAAGATGATCGGATGATTGGAAGCGTGACCTTCTCCCGCGTCCAGGCCGGTTATGACGCATATACCAAGACAGCCGAAGGACATCTCACTGATTTTTCCATCGGCTATATCGTGACCAAGGCGGTCTTTGTGCCCGAAGGGGAGCAGCAGACCATCGAAGGCAAAACATTTACAGGCCCGGTCAAGGTCTCCACCGAGTGGGAGCTCAAGGAATTGAGCATCACCCCCATTGGAGCAGACGACCAGGCAAAAGCACGGACCTATCAGGAGGTTCCAGACATGCCCAAACCTACAGACAACACCCCCCAGGACAAGGACCTTCTGGCCCAGGAACGGACCAGAGCGGATGCTATCATGGGTCTTGGCGATCAGTTCGACTGCCAGACCGAAGCCCGGGAAGCGATCCGCTCCGGTGTGACCGTGGCCGACTTCCAGAGCCAGGTCCTTGAAAGAATGGCCCAAGATCGCAAGGCCCCGGCGGCCCGTGTGGAAATGGGTCTCACCGATGACGAGAAGTTCCGAGGAGCCGCCCAGGAAGCACTTCTGGTCCGGGCGGGTATCTCCGACAAGCACGAGGAAGCAGCAGACCTGGCCAGCCATACACTCCGCGACATGGCCCGGGAATGCCTCATTCGTTCCGGCCAGCGTCCCCAGGGTTCACCCCTGGCCATGGTCGGACGTGCAATGACCAGCTCCGACTTTCCGAAGATCCTGGCCAACACCGCCAACAAGTCCCTTCTGGCCGGATATGAGGGTGATGATAATTCATCCTGGAAGGTATGGTGCGGGACCGGTTCCATCTCCGATTTCAAGCAGCTTTCCATCGTCAGGCCTTCGGAAATGTCCGACCTGGAAGAAGTCCTGGAAGCCGGGGAATATACCTACGGGACCCGTGACGAGGAACGTGAGCAGGTCCAGCTTGCCACCTATGGCCGATTGTTCGCCATCACCCGGCAGGCGATCATCAATGATGATCTTGCCGCCCTGACTGACATTCCCAAAGCCCACGGTGAAGCAGCGGCCCGAAAGGTTTGTGACTGCGCGTATGCGGTCCTCACAGCCAATGCAAACATGGCAGACGGAACCCCTTTGTTTCATGCCGATCATGGCAACCTGGCGGGTACAGGCGGCGCTCCGTCCATCTCCACACTGGCCTCTGCTATCGCTGCAATGAAGATCCAGAAGGACATTGCCGGAATCCGTGTGCTGAATATCAGGCCCCGTTTCTTCATTGCCCCGGTTGCCCTGGAAGGATCGTGTGAGCAGCTTTTCCGCTCCACTTTGGAAGGCACCCAGGCTACGCCGAACATGATCAACCCGTATGCAGGCGACTACTTCCAGCGCGTCTACGATGCCCGTCTGGACGGCGACGATGCCAACGGTTGGTACCTGGCAGGCCCCAAGGGAAAGACCGTGACCATGTTCTTCTTGAACGGCAACGAAAAGCCCTACCTCGAGACCAAGGACGGCTTTGAGGTTGACGCCTTGGAATACAAGGTCCGGATCGATTGCGCGGCCAAGGCCGTTGACTATCGAGCTCTCTACATGAACGATGGAGGCGCAGAATAATGAAAAATCTTATTCAGGACGGAAAGACAATGACCTGGATCAACTCCACCGGCAGTGACGTTTCCTCCGGGGATCTGGTCAACGTGAATGGAACCTTCGGCGTGGCCCTCGGGGACATTGCCAACGGCGCAAGCGGCACCCTTGGCATGGAAGGGGTTTACGAGATCCCCGCCATCAGCACGGCGGCCATCTCCCAGGGGAATCCCGTGTATGAAGACACATCCACCGGAAAGGGGAGCCCCGTAGCCGAAGACCAAAAGTATATCGGCCTTGCGTGGGAAGCCAAGGCAGAAGCGGGAACCAGCGTCAAGGTGAAGCTTGGCGCAGGGTATCATCCCATAGTGAATAACGAGGCGTAAATGAATATCCCCATCAAGGTACTTCAAAAGGTCATCGAGCTTGCCCAGGACACCCCCGGAGTCGATTACTGCCCCAGGGAAGGCGTGAAGTGCCCGGCATGTGGAAGCCATCTCAAAACAGATAAAGGGATCTATCGGACAAGGCCTTGGGAAGGATCTTGCCGGGAACGATATCACAAGTGCCCGGTGTGCGGACTTCGTTTCAAGTCCATCGAATCCCTGAAATCATAAATTGCCCTGGCCGGCACGTGGGCGCGTTTCCTCATGGCGTGTCCACACATAAAGACCACTTGTCCACCGGGATCCGGGCAGGTGGTCTTTTTTTGCGGAGAAGGGCAAGAGGTACCCCTTGACTTGACCAAGAAATTTATGATCAGGGCATTTCTTCTTTCTGGCCGGGACAGATGGCCTTTTTTGTTCCAAGGGAAACGAAAGGTGGTGGAACATGTGGTGGAACCATGTTTTTTTGGATTTTCTATTGATCAAGAAAACATGTGGTTATGATGCTGGTTCGATGGACTAGCCCGCCATTCCACTTATGTCTCTACATCCCGCACCAGCAATGGGCGGGATTTTCTTTTTTCCTCCCCCGTTGTTTTTCTTGTTTCGTCAGCTGTTTTTGTTTACAGCCACAAAGA